GCCATAGCTAAACTGTTCAATGTCAAGCCGGCATGGCTGCTTGAAGATGTCTTTGATGCCAAAGGCAAGAAGACAGATAGACAAGCACAGTTATCGGATATTGAGCTTCTATCAGATCAAGAGTTTAATCTGGTAATTGCTGTTAAAGATCAGTTTCTAAAGAATCGTAACCGAGACAACGAAGATGCCACACCAAGACCTGTCGATTAGAAGGCTTATAGAAAACGCGATTAACGAAACATTCTCTGAACGATTAGACTTTATTGGCAAAAACTATCTAGGCCAATCCATATATATAACAACCCCTCCCGATAAAGATTATTACAACCCCGGATTAAAAGCCAACTGGGATACCTTTTATAATCACAGGCCTTTTGTGGATTATACAAATGATAATCTGCCTGCCACCGTCAAATCTATTGGAGATCAAGACCGGCAAGGTTGGATGGTGTCAGAGTTTTCAGGCCGAAAAATCCCGACAATTACCACCTACTATCAAGATGCTATGGCAGTCACGTTCGTGCCACCCGACAGGTACAGAGAATTAAGAGCATATGCCAGCGAAAGATCGGCTTATCTACTGATCAAGCAATTGCGCTCTGTCCCGCAAATCTACATGGATAATTAATTGTAATAAATAGGTTTACAAGGGTTACATCGTATTGCTAAGCTCCTTTTGCACTTAAAGGAGCGATACGACGATGACAGCCGAACAAATTACAAGCAACACGCACAACGAACCCCCCATCGATGTCCTTGCAGAGCAGTGGCTCTGCGTCAAAGCACTAATCACTAGCAACATGGCCGAGCTGCGACGCATTGAAGATCGCATGCTCCCCTTTCTCGATCAAAAAGAAGAAGGCACGGTCACTACGCTCACGAAGTTTGGGCGAAAAATCAGCGTAAACAACCGTCTGAATTATAGCCTGGACGGCGCGAAGCTGATGAAGGTGCGGCATCAAATCCCGAAGAACTTACTACCATTGCGAGCTAAAGAAGTTCTGGATGAGACGCGCCTGCGATTCCTGCGGAACAACGAGCCTGATACCTACAAGATCATCGCTCACGCCATTTCTGCCAAGCCTGGCAAATCAACGATAACAATTAAGGTGAACGAAGATGATTGACTTGAAAAGCATCAAGAAGACGATGGGCATGAACCCTCCTTCTATGATCGTCTACGGTTCCATTGGCGTCGGTAAGACGACCTTTGCAGCAATTGCGCCCAAGCCTGGCAAATCAACGATAACAATCAAGGTGTACGAAAATGATTGATTTAACAAGCATCAAGAAGACGAAGGACATGAAGCCACCTTCCCTGGTCCTTTACGGTTCGGCTGGCGTCGGTAAGACGACTTTCGGAGCAATGGCGCCCAACCCCGTCTTCCTACAAACAGAAGCCGGTGAAGGCACCCTTGAGCTGTCAACCTTTCCTCTGGTGAAAAGCTTTAGCGAATGCCTCGAGTCGATCGCTGCATTGATAGAGCACGAGCACGACTATAAAACGCTGGTCGTTGATAGCCTTGATCATCTGGAGCCGTTAGTTTGGAAGGTCGTGTGCGAGCAAAACAACATCGACAGCATCGAGAAGCTTGGCTACGGCAAGGGCTATGTCATGGCCCTGGACCTCTGGCGTGAGTTCCTCGCCGCCATTAACACGCTGCGCGATCGAAAAGGCATGGCCATCATCCTGATCGCTCACACGCACATCCGCAAGTTTGAGAGCCCAGACTCCGACACCTACGATCGATATGAGATCAAGCTGCATCAAAAGGCCTCGGGGCTAATTCAAGAGAGCGTCGATGCCGTGATGTTTGCGAAGCACAAGGTCATCACAAAGAAGGAAGACAAGGGCTTTGGTAATACACGAGTGCGTGGCATCAGTACCGGCGAGCGCGTGCTCTGCACTACCGAAACCCCAGGCTTTATTGCAAAGAATCGATATGGGCTTCCTGCCGAAATCGACTTTAACTGGGCCGCATTTGAAGCAGCAATTATTGAAACAACCACCAAGAGAGGTAATTAATCATGGCCGAATTTAGCTTTACAACCGACGGCATCGAAGCACCATCCGACCCAGCAAATTACGAGGTCATCAAAGAGGGCATGTACAAGGCGATGATCTTGTCGTCCGAAGTGCGGCTGACGAAGGCTGGCACCGGCGAGATGATCGAGCTCACCTGGGAGATCCAAGAGGGACCGTATGCAAGCCGAAAGATTTGGGATCGCCTTAATATCAAAAACCCAAATCCAAAAGCGGAAGAAATCGCGCAGCGAGATCTAGCGGCGATCTGCCGGTCCTTCGGCAAGGTTGGCATCACAGACACGGAAGAGCTGCACGATAAGATGGCGATGATCAAGGTTGTCGTCCGACCGCCATCCAATGGCTATATGGAAAGCAACGAGATCAAGGCTTACGCGCCGGTGTCTCCACAGGCTGCGCCTGCGCCAGCTACGCAGGCAAGTGCTGTCGCGACTTCAGCACCAGACGCCCCCGCCGGCAAGAAGCCCTGGGAATAACGATGGCCGCTATCCCAGCTAACGAGAACTCTACGCTGTCGCTGCTGGATCGCGCAGTCGAGGACGATGCCGGATCATCACCTGGCCGGTATCACCTCGGCGCTTCGATCATTGGCCGTGAGTGCCGCCGCGAGTTGTGGTACAGCTTTCGTTGGACCACAGTGACCAAGCACAGCGGACGATTGCTGCGCTTGTTTGCTCGCGGTCAGCGCGAAGAGGATTGGTTTAATCATCTTCTGCGGCTGGCTGGTGTAACTGTCTGGGACGTGGACCCCGACATGAATCAGCAGTGGCGCGTGGAGGCTGTTGGGGGCCATTTCGGCGGAAGCCTTGACGGTGTGTTGATGGGCGTGGCAGAGGCGCCAAAAACGCCCCATGTTAGCGAGCAGAAAACGCATAACGACAAGTCGTTTAAGGGTGTTGTAAAGGATGGCGTTGCTGTCGCGAAGCCCGAGCATTACAGCCAGATGCAGATCTATATGCACCTGATGAACATCCCTCGGGCGCTCTACCAGGCAGTGAACAAAAACGACGACTCGCTGTACTTCGAGCGCGTTGAGCACAATCCAGCGCACGCAGATGCCCTGCTACGCAAGGCCGAGCACATCATCACGAGCGATCGACCGCCTGAAGGTATCAGCACTGACGCTGCGTTCTACAAGTGTAAGTTCTGCGATCACCAGGCTCTGTGTCATGGCTTTCAAACGCCAGCGCTGAGTTGTCGTACCTGCGCATACGCAACCCCGCAGACTGACGGTGACGCTCGATGGTCCTGTGAAAAGCACAAGAAGAACCTGACCGGCGAAGAGCAGAGAGAGGCCTGCCCTGATCATCTGTTTATTCCTGACCTGTTGGCTAACTGGGCGAAGGCCTTCGATAGCGCCGACGATCGTGTTGATTTTAAGAACACGGTGACGGGTCACTCGTTTTCAAATGGTGGTGAAGGTGGCTGGAGCAGCAAGGAAATCAGTCGAGCGATGGATATCAAGGTGATCGGCGATCCAGAGGTGGACCATTTGAGAAAAAGCTTTAGCGGCGAGGTGACGGGTTAGTGTGGATATTGCCAAACAACTACCAACTGTCATCAGCTTTTGTTCAGGATATGGTGGCCTCGAGAGAGGACTTGACCTTGCTGGCGTCGAGCATAGAGTCATCGCTTATGTGGAGATCGAAGCCTTCGCTATTGCGAACTTGGTCGCAAAGATGGAATCGGGTGCCTTGGTTCCAGCGCCTATCTTCACGGATATTAAAACCTTCCCAGCACATCTCTTTCGAGACTGCGTTGACATCATTACTGGAGGATACCCGTGCCAGCCGTTTTCGGCAGCAGGAAAGCGACTTGGCACCGAAGACTCAAGACACTTATGGCCCTACATCAGACAACACATCAGAACAATTAGACCTTCTCGATGCTTCTTTGAAAACGTCGAAGGACACATCAGCCTTGGACTCAGAGAAGTCATTGGCGATCTGGAAGGCGCAGGTTACGACGCAACGTGGGGAATATTCAGCGCGGCTGAAGTCGGCGCGCCTCACCAGAGAAAGCGAGTCTATATCTTGGCCGACACCATCAGCGCGGGATTACAAAGATACGCCGGGGATGGCAACGATAGCGAAGAACCCGGACGGTACAGAGCGCAAACGGCTAGATCAATTAGCGCGAGCTGCGTATCAGGCGGAGAGCGCAACAAGTGGCCACCTGAACCCAGATTGGGTCGAGTGGTTGATGGGTGTGCCGACAGGGTGGACAGGATTAGGCTCTTGGGAAACGGAGTAGTGCCGCAGACGGCGGCTAATGCGTGGATAACACTTGTGAATAAGGAGATTACGGGATGAATATTTACGAGCGCTGGTTGATGCGTCCTGAAAAATGGAAGTGGCTTGCAGTAAACGGCTTCTGCCTAACGCTACTGTTGGCGATTTTGTGGTGGCAGATGTGAGCAAGTTTATTATCGAGTTAACGACAGAAGATTTCGATCAACTTTTAGAAGTGCAAGATGAGATCGCGACCAACTTGCGAGACATCCTCAGACTTTTGGAAAA